CACCAAAGACCCAAACCATCTGGGAAGCCAGCCGGATAGCCGTTGCCCAACATATACCCGCAACCCAAAGACAAACCGCCCTGCAAGAGCTCATCATCGCTATCCAGCAATTCGGACTGGATAACGGAATAGATAAATACCTGGGACTAATGCCCATGGCCATATTCAAACGAACGTTAATCCGTCATGGCGTCCGCGTGGATATCCATAAAGACAACGCACAAGACATCGACGGCAAGAAAACCGCTGTGGGGGATATATACGTGGATCAAGGGACTATTGATGAGTTAAGGGGATTTAGGGCGGCTTGAATATCAACTATATTTTCTTATAGATATCCGAAACGCTTATTCTTTGTTTCTCAGGGATGTTATTCGATATTATGGTTTGTATCCCATCTAACTTGGCCTTTTGCCCTTCAAATGCTTCCTGTAAGTATTTTATATACGGAGAAAGTGAAGAATTGGGATTATTCTTATGGAATTCATCATGCGACATAATGCCTGAGTGAAGGGTTGCAATATTAAAAATATCATCAAATTTTTGATGATAAATATCTTCCGCATCGTACATTCGTAAGACTTCGTTTGAGAATTCAGTTGATATCCCCATCAAAAGGTTAGCTCTGTGATTAATATCTTCTTTTGCATCTAACTCTTGTTTCTTTTTCAGAAAAAGTAACTTAATAGCTCTTAGAGTTATGTCAGCCGCTTCCTGAAAAATAGGGATAACAAAAGTCAGAACCATTGCTGTTGCAATGGGCCAAAAAACAGTATCCAAAATATTTATATAATCAGTTTTTAGATACTCAATCCTTTCCAGAATAGGTAGCTCAGATAGAGTTACAAAAAGTAACATTTCCCAGTTACAAACAGACCAAGAAAAGAAAAACACACCAAAAATTGGGCTGCTAATCCGATCTTTAGCTGTATCTACAATACTTTGAAGCATTTTCCAGCTTATCCTTTGAATAATTACTTATACTTTTATGAGTAGAAATTTTCATAAATTGAATACTCTTTATAATTGAAAGTAAACAAGAACAAAAAAAGAACATTGACTCAATAAATGAGTCCCTTCATTTTTAAGGGATGTCGGAAAACTGGATTGCCCTTGTCGATGTGAATAATTTTTATGCGTCCTGTGAACGGGTCTTTCGGCCTGATTTGCGGACGACGCCAATTTGCGTTTTGAGCAATAACGATGGCTGTGTCATCGCCAGATCTCAGGAAGCCAAAGACCTCGGCTTCAAAATGGGGGATCTGTTTCACAAGATACAGCCACAGTTACGCCAGAACCGCGTGAAAGTCTTTTCATCGAACTATGCATTGTACGGCGACATGTCGAACCGGGCTGTCGCGGTCTATCGCCGTTTTACCCCGCGCATAGAAATCTATTCGATCGATGAATCCTTTCTGGACCTCACGGGCTTTGATGATCTGGTTGGTCTGGGCCACCGGATCAAGCAAACCACCATGCAATATACCGGCTTGCCCGTCTGTGTCGGGATTGCCCCAACCAAGACCCTCGCCAAGGTTGCCAACCGGATCGCCAAGAAAAACCCGGAACATGACGGGGTTTTCCTGCTCAAGACCTCAGATCGGGACCAGCTACAGCGCATAGAGAATGCAGACATCTGGGGTATATCCCGCCGGCTAACACCCAGATTACAGGAACTGGGGATTTGGAACGCGCTCGATCTGGCACAGGCCGATCCCAAGCTGATCCGATCACGATTTAATGTTGTCCTGGAGCGCATGATTTACGAGCTCAACGGACAGTCATGTCTTGATCTGGAACTCGTCACGCCCATAAAGAAGGGCATTATGGTGTCCCGCGGTTTCGGACAGTACCAGAGCGAATACAAGCGGGTGCGGGAATCAGTTGCCGCCTATGCCACCCGCGCCGCCGAAAAGATGCGCACCCAGAACCTTGCCACAGGAAAGCTGATCACCTTCCTGCGGACCAGTCCCCACGGCAAGAACCAGATGTACTATTCCAATTCCTACAGCATTACCTTTCCCGAAGCGACAAACGACACCGCGATGATCATCAAAGGTGCCCTCTATTGCCTGAGCAAGATTTTCCGCCACGGCCTGAACTATCAGAAATCAGGTGTCATGCTCGACAGCCTGATGAGCGCAGACGCCACGCAACAGGATTTTTTCTATAAACCTGAAGTGGCCAAAACAAAAAAGCTGATGGGTGTACTGGATAAGCTCAACCAGAAACACGGACGCGACACCGTCCGCTACGCCGCATCCGGCATGGACGAAAACTGGAAAATGCGCCGGCGCATGGTATCACCGAAATACACGACCAGGTGGGAAGACATACCGAAGGTGTATTAAGTTTCACAAAGGCTAAATTAAAGCATAAGAATACAATATTTTAAAAGCCATCTGATCACATATCGAATTTAAACTAACAGAATAAATATTAGGATCATTAAAATCATATATTATACACCCGCTAAACATTGTTTTAGAAATATTATGAAAGTTTAACTGGAAATTTATTGGCAGTTTTACAGGATCAAGGAAAAATGTTATACTACTCATATTATTATTTAACTCCAATTACATAAAATACTCCTCAATTATACAATATCGATTACTTGAATCTCAATATTATTATTTCCTCTCTTCAAACTGAAAATCCGTACTCAATCCGTGTTGATCCAGCTTATGGCTGATATCCCCAGTTACCCAGTTCACGGAATCAATCTCCGGTTTCCAGCCTGTTAAAACCGTTGGCATGTTCGGTGTAATTTCCGGCATCCCCACAGGCCTTGAAAACTTCATTGTTTTTTTCCCGCGGCTAAGTTCCTGCCACTTTGATTTTGCGGCGGCAGCTGCTTCGGCCTGTGTGGGGAATGTTTCCTTCAGGGTTTTGATATTCCCCTCTTCCCCGGCCAGTTCCTGTTTGGTTTGGCCCGTATTCAAGTTATGCCACTTGGCCTTGACGCCGCTGTAGTCGGTTTCCCGATCGGCATCGACAAAGGTATGCCGGCCACAGCCTTTGCGGTTGATATGGATCGTGGGCAATGTGACGCCGGATACCGTTTTGTTATGCCCCACAGGAATAAACAACAGTGTATCGTTCTTGATCGTCGCCAGTGCATCGTATTGTTTGGCCAGACGGGTGATCAGGTTGGCAAAGCTTTCATTGGTCTGGTCCAGATGATCGATGATGATGGTTTTCAGTTTGTCCTCGATCGCCAGTCCCAGATTGTTGGCCTTGGCAATGGCATCCAATATCTGCCCGATGGACTGTCCGTGGAAGGACAGGTCTTTTTCCTGTTTCAATCCGGCTGAAAAATTCGCCGATCGGGCGCGGATGATAATCTTGTCCGGTGGTCCCTGATGGCTGATTTCATCGGCGGTAAACGACCCCTTATAAACCAGCCCCTGTTCTTCAACGCCTTTGCGCGGCAAGGCAATATCGCCCTTGGGATCAGTGATGGTGATATCAAGTTGGTCGGCTTCCAGATTGCGTTTGTCCGTCAGGTTAAGGGATACCAGGTTCTTGCGTATTGCCTGAGTGATGTTAGTACCGTCGGCAGTGATTTTGAAAATCGGCTTCATAGGCTATCCCGCAAATTCCCCAACAGATCGGTATCATCCTCGCCATAGCGTTCAAGTTTGATCGTGAATTCTATTTTTTTTGCCTGACCGATGTTGGTGAAATGGGTGCGGGTTTCGTCGATTTCTTCGACAAACCATTGGCCCAATACATCCCCGGTACCGGAAGTCAGCACCCATGCTTTGCCCTCTGCCTTCATCCGGCGCAGTGTTTCCAGATTTTTCGGACTGCCCGTGATCTGGGGGGCAATCATGCCGTCCAGGGTGATGGTGTCATCCCCGGGGCCAATGTGCTGGGTTGCTGGCCGTTGCCCAAAGCGTTGCGCCTTGGCCCAGTTTTCCTTGCTCTGATATTTAAGCTTGTTGAACGGCGCGGTTTTCAGGGTAAAGACAAACCATCCAAGGGACATCAGCACGGGTTCATTCCTTTAATCGTAAAGCTTGGAACTAATCATAAAGTTTAGATCGGGCACGAGCGGCGTTTTCTTCCTCAATGCGCTGCATTTCCTCGCGCACGGCCTGTGCGATTTCATTGGCATCTGCCCCCGGTGCCGGATTGATGACAATTTCATAGCGTTGATTGTTTTGCACCTGTGCCGCAGGGCTTGCCGCTACTGGTGTGGCAACTGCTGTAGTAGCGATTGCCGCGGTGGCGACTGTTTTGGTCAGGGGAGAAGAGGATTTTGTTAGTTCTGACGCCTCATTATCATCGCCACCACCCAGCCAACTGCCAATTTTTGTGCCAATGGTTTTTGCAAGGGCAAAGGGAGCCATAACTTTGTCAGCAATCCAGAGAGCGAACTTCCCCAGATCTGTCAACAGGCTCTTGATCAGTTTGGTGCCGTCTTCAAAATCGAGCGTGATCAAACTCCACATATTGGAGAACCAGTTACTGATCGGTTCCCAATTGTCATAAATCAACCACGCAGCCATCGCGATGCCAGCAATTGCCAGACCAATCGGATTGGCCATCAGAACGCCCGTAATCATCTTTATTCCAGTGGCCACAATTGGAAATGCCCATGATGATGCAGCGGCAACAGACAGAAAGCCGAGTTTGATCGCAGCAATAGGCCCCAAGATCCCCGCAGCAGCGAGAGCCAGACCGCCGAGGATTGTCACCCCGACAGCCGCCACCGCGAAGACCTTGAAGAGAGTACCAGCCAGTTTAGGGTTTTCCTTGATCCATTCATTTGTCGATCGCAAAATTCCCGTCCCTAGCTGAATAAGTTCCCGCATGGGGCTGGTATTGGTTTCGGTCAGGGTAATATTGACCGCTTCCCATGCCGACCCGAATGCCTTGATATCCCCGGCAGAATTATCGCCCATCTGTTTGGCAATGCGTTCGGCTTCATTACCTGATTCCTGCAAAACAGTTGTAAACTGTGTAATCGCTTTACTGCCGCCCTGATTGACGAGCTCGGCAAAGGCGGATCCCGCTTCTTCGCCGGCAATGTGTTTGAAGAAGCCAAGACGCACAGCAGAGCCCATTTTCTCGGTCTTCTTGGCAACCTCACCCATGATATCGACCATAGGCAGCATATTGCCACTGGCATCGGTAATGGACAGGCCAAGTTGGTCAATGGCTTTACGCGCCATGGCTGGCGGTGCGGCAAGTCGGGACTGGATCGCCCGCAAGGCTGTGCCCGCCTGTTGTCCCTGTATCCCCACATTCCCAAGCAAACCAGCCATCGCGCTTGCTTCTTCAACCGACACACCCAAAGTTCGGGCAATTGGCGCGACGTATTTCATGGTGTCGCCCAGCATCCCCAGATCAACATTTGTCCGGGTAAATGTGGCGGCAAGCACATCAGACACGCGGCCCATTTCAGATGCTTCCAAACCAAAACCGGAGAGGATGTTCGATGCAATATCAGCGGTGCGCCCCAGTTCCATGCCCCCGGCTTTGGCAAGGTTCAACAACCCCGGCATGGTGGCAATAATCTGGTTGGTCTCAAACCCTGCCATAGCCAGAAAGCCCATGCCCTCGGCGGCTTGCGTGGCAGAGAAATGGGTTGTCTCGCCCAGTGTCTTGGCAAGGGTGTTCAGTTCAGCAAACTGGGCAGATGTTTTATCAATTCGGGCCAAGGCACCGACCTTGGACATCTGTTCTTCAAAGGCAATCCCGGGCTGCACGATCGAGGCTGCACCCCGTAGCATGGTACCGCCAGTGGCAACACCCGCGGCACCGACGATCCCGGCGTTTGCCTTCTGGGCCATTGACCGGTTAAAGGCGTTCCGGGCCTTGGTCAGTTTGTTGGTGCGAATACGCGCCTTTTCCAACTTGTTGGCATAGCCGTCCATATCCTGCGTGGCGCGTTTGATCCGGTGATTGAGTTTACGCTGTGCCACGTCCACATTGGTCGTCGCGATATCCTGTTTCTGCAGCTTGGTCCGGACTTCGGAAATGGATTGCCGCAAGCTGTCTTCTTTTGCCTTTAGACGCGTGACAGATTTACGTGCAGCTTCAAAGCTTGTGGTCATCCGCTTGGTGACTTTATCGGCGGTTGCCATTTCTCGCCCCAGTTTCTGGGCGCGGAGCTGGGCTTTCTTCAGGGCTTCACTATTGCTGTCTGCCTGTTCTTTTAATCGGGAAAAGGATGCCAGATCACGGCTGGCTGCTTCCAACCCGCGCAACCTTCCTGATGTATCTTTAACCGCGGATTGCAGGTTTTTGGATGCCCCCATTGCCGTCTTAAAAGGCTTGGATATCTTGTCAGCAGCTTGTAGAACCAGACTGATTTTTAAATCTTTTAAAGACATCAGGGCTATCCATAATTATCGGGAGAATGCTTTAGCTTGGTTTTCAAGATGAGTATTCGCGGCTTCATACCAGTAACAAAGATCTTCGATCGACATATTGTCCATTTCAGACGGTGGCCACCCGCCAAAGGCTTGATTAATGACCACCCATGCGTTGCTGAAATCGTCCGGAAATACTCCTACTCGAAAAAAGCGTTGATTGTTCTGAGAAGTGCCGCAGTGTCATGGGGATCAAGTTCTGCAATCTGGGCTTCGGTAACAGCAACTGTTGAAATTCGGGGAAGCAAAAGAAAGAGTGCGTCAGGCTTCATTGTCCCAATATCAACAAGGGACACGCCGCGCAGATCGCCGGCCTTTGGTTTTCGGAAAGAAAGCTCCTTTAATTCCTTATCTCCGTAAGGCAACGGTTCTTTCAGGATAACTTTCTTGATGTCATTTTTCTTGGTCATGGCTCTTGCTTTCATAAACGGTTAAAAGACGTTCCCCCCGGAACAGCTATTAATCAAAAAAGAAAATCAGATACCCAATGCCGTACGCTCATCAGCCAAGTGATCAACACCATCAACGACAAAGATTGAATTCACCTGGTCAATTTCAATTAAAGGATCATTATTGATTTCATATTTGAAATAGGTCAGCGGGATCATAACCTTCAGACTATTGCCTTCGCCCTTTTTGACCGTGCCGAAATCCAGTTCTTTCAGACGTCCGCGAATAGAAATTTCAATCGCATCGGTTTGGGCTTCATTGGCATCAGATCGCGCCGACCCGCGAAACCGCAGAGGCACCCCATCGGCTGAAAAAGCCCCATAGTGCTTCAGAATACCTTTGTTCCAACCTTTGAACGTGACTTCCATTTCCAGTTTGTCGTTCCCGAAATCAAGCTCGATCGGACCTTGCATCCCACCGCCCTGATAGTCTTCTGTAATACGGGTCAGTTTCGGTGGCGTGATCTCTTCGGCAACACCGACAAAAGACTCACCATCGACAAATAGCATGAAATTTTTAAGTGTTTGTGGAATCATCTTCTTTACTCACTCTAAGATTTTTAAAAAGGGTGTTCCCTCGTCTGCTTGGCCTAGCTCAAGCGTTCACAGCGGCGGCAAAGTCCACAAGATAACGATCTGTAATCCTCTGTTTGAACAACAGATTTTCAAGCGGTGGCACAGGCGTATAGTTGTAATCGATGTAGAGTTTGCCAGCCTTTAAACCGGTTGGTGTATTCACAACAGGATCAAACCAAGCCGATCCACCAATCAAATACTGATTGCTAACAAGCTCCCGCATTTTAGCATCCACACTATTTACGATATCTTTTGCCAGCGAAGAATGCATAGGCTTATCAATCGCCCACAAGTGTGCTTCACCCATGGTATCCGCCAGAATTTGCGCCGTACGCACATAGTTCTCAAAAGCATATAGGGGATCCGCAGTACAGGTACGCGATCCCCAGAAACGGAAGCCCTTTTCATTGATCAGGGTCGTGACATCAGCCGCGTTCAATACACCGGCATCTGTTTGCGGATCCTGAAGATCAAAATAGATATCCTTGGACAAACCAGTCACACCATTAACAGGTACGTTGGACAGGGTTTTATGCCAACCCACATCATTATCCAGTTTGGCCCGCATCCCCAAGGCACGGGCAGTTGCCCAGGCATTCCGTGTTGTACTTGTATTTGTATCCCAAGACACAAAATCCGGCCAGATGATCATCACTTCCCGTTGACCAAATTTGTTCCGGTAGAGAATTGCATCTTCTTTGGTTTCTGCGCCGTAGGCTGAGGCATAGACAAAGGATCGGGTTTGTTGGGCAATTCCAGCAAGTTCGGCAGTGACAAATTCATCATCAAGCCCCGGTGCGCCCAGAATACGCGGCTGCACCCCGACCTGTGCCTTGGCAGCAGTTAGCGCATGCAGACCCGTTTTCATGCCGTTGACGGTGCCACCAATCACGTTGGTGCGGGTTTCGGCCTCGTCTGCCCCTTCTTCGACACGAACAACCACCACAAGCGGGTTATCCTGATCAATGATAGCATCCAGAACATAGGGTAACGTGCCATCTGTTCCGGCTTTGTCGATACCGTCATAGACATTGGTCAACAGAACCGGGCGGTTGAGGGGAAAGAAGTCAGCATCGGCGGTGGGCCCGGTACATACGACGCCGATAACAGATGTCATAATTGTTCGGATCGGGCGAATACCCTCGTTAATTTCAATAACGCGGACGCCGTGATGGTAATCAGCTGGCATGGGATTTTTCCTTTTTACGTAACGGATGGCGTTGGTGAAGAGTGTTGAAATCAGAAAGCAGCCGATAAAGTGCATTCGGACTGTATCTCTGAGCTTCGGTAAGGCCGATCGCCGCGGCACAGAATTCGGAACAGAACCACTTGTTCTTGCTGTGACGGGCAAGCGGCAGGACTTGCGACAACAGGATCCCCAACCAGTCGTACTTCAATTTTGCGTCGCATTTCGGTTCGGCAAAGGTTTTCACCCTGTGCGGGAAGACATCTTTTAGTGTCACCAGATCCCAATAATCGGGATCCAGATCGATTGTTTTATAACGGCAACCACCATCCCATTCGGACGATGACACACACAACCCGGATTTGTGATCCACAACAATTTCACAATGGCTGTAAGGCCCTGATGTCCAGAAACGGATCAGACGGTTCCACCACTTGCCCTTGTTGCGATAGAAGGCGATTTTGATCATGGCTCAATCTCCGGATCAATTTCAGGGATTTGTGGAAAGCCTAAAGTGATGTCGTAATCTTTACAGGCGTCGAGATCCGGTAAATTCTTCACTTCGGTAACTTTGGCTTTTTTAATGCCGTGAATGGTAATTACAAAGACGCCAACCGCTTTGGCCATTGTCATAAATTCGGCATCGGTAAGCGGTACTTCCTGATCATCGGCCATTGTGAATTTTAGTTGATCTGCCAGATCCCCATCCTTAGCCATATTATCAAGGCCAACAATATTGACGCGATCTTGCAACTTGGTATCCACCACATAGCTTTCGCCGGGGGCTTTCTCCCACAGATAGCCGCCATCCTGCACTTGCAAGGCGTGGTTTTTGACTTGGTTTATGAGCTTTTCTTTTGCCGCCTCAAGGGTGATATCCTGGACTTGATATTCCAGTGTGCACACAACCTCGCGAGGCTTGGATGCTTCCCCTGCGATATTGACAGTTTGATTGCCTATAATCGTTTGCCATGTCGTATCTGGCTTCTGATTGGTAACCGGGAATACATATCTGTCCGCCAATTCCTCTACAGTCATTGAAGTGGCATTTGATATAGTTTCCCCATTATGATCTTTGAAATTGCGGGGGCTGCGTTCTAAGGCTTTTGGACTGAGATCACTTTCAGTAACTTGATACATTATCTTTTTCCTTATTGTGCTCTGGCGAATTTGAACGGGGTTTGCGCCCATGATGCTGTGATGAATTCGACACCCGATGCATTCCAGGACGTATCAGCCGTGCGCCACTTAAACCCGTTGCTATCGAAATCAATTGAGTAACCGGATGAATGTGAATATTCGCCTGCGGGATCGTTTAAATACCGCATCTTTGTAACTGGATTTACGCCTTCAAATTCCTGCATCCAGTTACTTTCTCCATAGGCTGCTTTTCGGCAAAACAGAAGCCGGGGCGTAAAGTCCTTCGGCTCAAAAGGTCCATCAGAAGATTGATTGCCAGCATGCCCGTCAAAGCTTGAGAACTGCGCGACTTCACGCCAGATGTAGAGGGTATAAACACCGCTTGGCAGCGATCCGTTTAGGGTCACATTGTTAGCCGTTGAGCTAAACCAGCCGCTATCCGTCGCCGGGGTGGTTGCAACGTTCAAATGTGCATATTTACCGCTTGGCAACTTCTTATGGTAAT